TTAAAACCTGGGTTTCCAACCAATATTGGAAGTATGGATAAATCTGGAAAACCTAGATTTAATAAACAAGAAGTAGAATCTGGCAATGACAAAGGTACAGCACCTATGCCTGATTTAACTAATATAAGAAGACAAGTAGCGTACGGCAATGCGACCGTGACATATGGTGATAAAGTTCCAGTAAGTGGTCCTAAAGGCACCGGTAAACCTGACATGAGTGGACAATAGAATATGAAAAAACTTACAGATACAAAAGGTAGTGCAACACTAGAAGCATTTGTTGACATACAAGGCGAAGAGAATATCACAAGAAAAGGTAATCTTAAAGGTGTTGTAACCGATGAAGTTGAACTAGAAAGAAACATTGATGAAGTATATCAATATTGGCAGACTAGAGGCTTTCCTTATTATTCTGTAGACGAACAATGGAGAAAAGAAAAGTTTGCTAAACTATCTTCTGTAAATTGTAAAGATTTATTGACACAAGATAAAATAATCAAACCACACCAAGAAGGTCTATCACTTGCATGGTCTTATATGCCACATAGTTTTGGCATTAGATGTGGTAAGATGAAAACTCCTATGGAGATATATGAAAATGAAGAACACTTTAAGAAAGGTATTAAGAAACTATTAACTGGTTCTTTCTTTGGTAAGTATTCAGTAAATCAATTGAAACCTATTTCATATGATATCTATGGTAACGAGACACACACAAGTGACCAAGCGAAACACAAAGCAGAAAGTACAATGCGAAGTCTACTAAGAAGATATACAGGTACTCAATGTGTATCTAATTTCAGACCAACAGCAGCTGCCTGTTTATATCAAAACTTTATGCAACCTGGAGAACTAGTCTGGGATATGAGTATGGGTTATGGTGGTCGTATACTTGGTGCAATGATTTCAGATATTAACTATGTAGGTACAGACCCTGCAACATTGACATTTAAAGGACTAACAGAAATTAAAGCGAATCACGCTAATCCTAATAGACATTACTTCTTAAATAAACAAGGTAGTGAAAATTTTAAACCTAAAGAGAATACACTAGACTTTGCATTTACAAGTCCACCGTATTTCAATTGGGAACATTATAGTGATGACGCTGAACAATCATTTAAAAACTTCAGCACTAACGAAGAATGGAACAACGGTTTCTTACGAGAGACTATTAAGAATGTTTATCAAGGATTGAAACCAGGTAAGTACATGGGATTGAATGTAGCGAATATCAAATCACATAAAACCTTTGAAGTCGATACGGTGCGAATCGCTGAAGAAGAAGGCTTCAAACATACTGATACATACAAGCTTCAACTATCATCACAAGAGAGTGGCGCTAAATATGAACCAGTCTTTATACTACAAAAGCCCTAATCCGGCAGATACTAACACTCACGGGAGCTCCTTAAACCCTCTTCTCCGCCCTCCTAGCCCCTCGTTTTTTGACACTTTTAGCAAAAGTCGATACAATATACACAAAAACCCTATATTCTATACGGTTTAAAAATAAATGAAAAAAAAGTGAGCATTTGCTCGATTAGTGCTTGACATATGCTAGGAAGTATGGTATTATGTATATATTGAATGAACGAAAGGCAACACACTATGAAAAACACTACTATTAACTTTGACGCCAAATCAGGACTTGCTAAACTATTAGCGACTGAAAATCTACAAGTACAACATGATAATGTAACCACTGCTTCTTTTAACTTAGAAGACAGGATACTTACTATTCCAGTTTTCAAAAATCCAAAAGGTGCAGTTTACGATATGTTAATTGCCCACGAAGTCGCTCACGCTTTACATACTCCTTTTAAAGGTTGGAGAAAAGCAGTAGAAGACAATGGTGATATCAGAGATTATATCAATGTATTAGAAGATACTAGAATTGACAAGATTATTAAGAAACAATATCCTGGTGTAGTTGCCGACTACCAAGACGGTTTCAAAATCTTATGGGCTGATAACTTCTTCGGTTGTTCAAATAAAGATTTAAATAAAGACTTAATGTTAATTGACAAGATTAACCTTTTCTCAAAATCATCTGAAACATTACAATTTGACTTATCAGATATTGATAAAACATGGTTTGCTAAAGTAGACAAAATCAAATCTTTCAAAGATGTTGTCGAACTTGCAAAAAAACTTTCAGATTGGCAGAAAAAACAAAACGAGAAGTTATTGAAACTTCCTGACTTTGATAGTCACCCCCTAGTAAAAGCATACGGACAAAAAGAAAAGGAACAAGAAAGTGATAATTCACAATCATCTTCTCAATCTCAATCGTCTGACCAATCTAACGAAGAGACGGAAGGTAGAGAAAATAAACAAGACGGAAACAAATCTTCAAAAAAAGAAGGAGACAACTCATCAAAATCAGAGAACGGAAAAAGCGACAACAACGGAGACGGCGAAGACAAGGAAGATAAACCTACTAGTTTAGAAGACCAAGAAGCTAATCCAGACGGTGCCGGTGGTAAAGATGTAAAAATCAGTTTACCTTTGAAGTCTCTTACTAATGAGAACGCTGAACAAGCTACTCAAAAAGATTATGTTGATAATCAACACAGAGGTTATTCATATATGAGTTTGCCTGATAGTAACCTTGATGATATTATCATAACTACTAAACAATGGTTAAACGAAAATATCAGAAAGTGTAAAGATACACCAAGTACATATTCAGATAACATGGAAAGATTTAAGAAATTCCATAAAGATAGTAAGAAGACTATTCAGTATCTTGTAAAAGAATTTGAAATGAAAAAATCTGCTGACGGTTATAAGAGAATGACTACCGATAAGACTGGTATCTTGGATCCTCTTAAACTAAAAGACTATAAATTTTCAGAAGATATTTTCAAAAGAATGTCTATTATTCCTGACGCTAAAAATCACGGTATGATTTTATTACTTGATTGGTCTGGAAGTATGGCACCTGTTATTGATAAGACGGTTGAACAATTATGTCAACTAGTTTGGTTTGTAAAACAAATCAATATTCCTTTCAAAGTGTATTTCTTTTCAGACAAAATTGAGTTTAATGACCAATACAATTATAGAAATAGAGAAGCAAAAAGAAAGGCAATGAAATCCTTTGCATATAAAGCTGGTGACGCTCACTTTGATGACTTCAATCTAGTTGAAGTTGCCTCTCATACAATGAAGAAGATGGACTTAGAACAATCTTTAATGTTCTTGTGGTCATACGGAAAACATTATGCAGACAATAACCACTGGAGAAATAACAACTATGTTGAGTATCTTTATCCACCAACTGCTTTTTACCTTTCATCTACACCTTTGAATGAAAGTTTGGCTGCAATGAATAAGATTATTCCATTGTTCAAACAGAAGTATCAAGTTGAAAAGTTATCGTTAATTACTTTGACAGACGGTCACTCTAATAATGACAACAAAACAACTTACAAAACTAATGATGAAGGTCAACTTGTTCCTAGAAGAGAAGGTTACGGTAAGACAGCATTACTTAAAGTCGGCAGTAAGTATATAAAGACTAAAGGTAATACAACTGCTTTAGTACTTCAAGGACTTAAAAGAAAGTTTAATGTAACCACTATCGGTTTCTTCATTGTTAAGAGACCAAGAGGTTGGGACTTTGAGAGATATCTTGGACTTGACCATATCAAAGATTACTTTTTGAGAGACCAGAAAATGCAAATGTTAAAGAAAGAATTTTCTAAAAACAAATCATGTGCTGTCTCCCAAAACGGTTACAATGAATTTTATCTAATCAACGGAAAAGATATGAATATCGAAAACGGTCAATTAGATGAGATAAAAGAAGACGCTAAGAAAGGTGATATTAAGAGACTATTCACCAAATCAATGAAATCCAAGACGGTATCCAGAGTGCTGTTGAGTAAATTTATTAAGCAGGTTGCCTAATGAGGGATAAATCGTTGATAACCTTAGTGAAAAAAAATGAAAAAATGCTCACTTTTCGCTTGACAAAGCTTTTAAAGTGTGGTATAATACTTGTATATAATGAAACAAAAGGATAATACTATGATAACACTAAATGAAAAACAACAGGAATTCGTAAACGCCTGTATAAAAATGTTTCCGAATAACGATACTTTAGATAACGCTGAATTGTTATCAGTATCTAAATCTCTCGGCATGAATTTCAAACCACAATGGTTAGTTAGGAATACAGAGTTAAGAGTAGGCAGAGGAAGTTATAAGATTCCTAAGAATGGCGAAGTGCCAACTGCTACTAAAATCACAATGCCTAATGTCTTAAATGATAATGCTGTTGATGTACCAACAATACCAGAAGTTGCTCAGACTACTAAAGTTTCAGAAGCTGCTTATGTTGTTTCATCTTTAGTTGACAATCTAGTGCCTAACAAAGACGCTACTTTTGTTCCTTTCGGAAATCATCCTGATGTTAGAAACATTGTTAAGTCAAAACAATTTTATCCAATATTCATAACCGGTCTATCTGGTAATGGTAAGACTTTTTCAGTTGTTCAAGCTGCCGCTGAGGCAAAGAGAGAATTGATAAGAGTAAACATTACGATTGAAACCGATGAAGATGATTTACTTGGAGGTTACAGATTAAGAGACGGTAACACTATTTGGCAGAATGGTCCTGTTATCGAGGCGATGGAGAGAGGTGCAATATTGCTCCTTGATGAAGTTGACCTTGCTTCTAACAAGATTATGTGTCTACAACCAATCCTTGAAGGTAACGGAGTTTATGTTAAGAAGATTAACAAATTCGTTAAACCAAGTGCTGGTTTCAATGTAGTCGCTACTGCAAATACTAAAGGTCAAGGAAGTGATGATGGTAAGTTTATCGGTACTAACATACTGAACGAAGCTTTCCTAGAAAGATTTCCAGTTACCTTTGAACAGCAGTACCCATCTGCTAAAACTGAACAGAAGATACTTAACAACACTCTTGCTTTAACCGGTAAGAAAGATGTCGAGTATGTTGAGAAGTTATCAACATGGGCTGATGTAATCAGAAAGACCTACTTTGAAGGTGGGGTTGATGAGATTATCAGTACCAGAAGATTAGTACACATTGTACAAGCTTACGGAATCTTTGGAAATAAGATGAAGGCGATTGAACTATGTACTAATAGATTTGATAACGATACAAAAGCTTCTTTTGTTGACTTGTACACGAAAGTGGACGCCGGTGCTACTGCCGAGAGTATTGCTCAAGAGCAGAAAGAATCAGCGTTAAAGGAACAAATGATGTCCAATGATAGTGAGGAAGATAATGAGTCCGAAGAGGACTTCGTTTAAGAAATCTATCCATAGTGTGGTCCTTGGAGAGAGGTGTAGTGGCCTCTCTCCATCTTTACACTAATAAATTTGAATATAAATAGAAGGTACATTATGAAATACAAAGAAGAAAAAATTATAAAAGAAATTCAAACATATGTTGAAAGCACATATGGCGAACACTATAGTACAACCAAAGATGGTTTCCAAGTGCAAGATATGTTAAGACACTTGAATATAGATAAAGATTTTTGCCAAGCAAATGCTATTAAATACCTTTGCAGATATGGTAAGAAAGCAGGAAGAAACAGAAAGGATTTGTTGAAAGCAATCCATTATGTTATATTATTAATGAGTAGTGAAGACAACACCTTGAAGGGAGGTAAATAAGTTTGAGTATACTTGTAACCGTTCGGAATGGTAACTTAGAACAAGCAATGAAAGTGCTTAAGAAAAAAGTTATGAAAGAAGGACTTGTGAAGGAGATACGCCAGAGACAATTTTACGAGAAACCTAGTGATAAGAGGGTTCGTAAAAATAAAGAAATGGCTGCTGCCTGGAAAAAGAAGCAAAAGAAACTAAAAGCACAAAGAGGCTTTTAAATGGAATTGTCCTCCTCACCGATTGTGAGTGTATATATAATACTGATAGGCTATTCATAAGACCTTATCAGAGGATATAGGGTGCCGTAGTTACCCAATGTAGATAGAACATTAAATACGGTGTCGCTAGAGTAAGTTAGGTATGAAAATGTCCTATGGTTCTGCTCTCTAAACTCTGAACCTAAAACCATGATTGTTTTGGTAGTACACAATTAAAAGAAACTACCACCTAATTGATTTGAAAGACTTGATAAATGAGATATAATGATTATATAAATAACTATGAGAATGCCATAATGGGTTCTCTAACATTAACTTTGCTTACTAATAAGGAGGTTCATAATGACCAATCATAAAGCAATCCACATTTTTAACAACCTAAGACCTATGACCGTAGGGTTTGATAGCGTATTCACTTCGTTTGAAGCACTATTAGATTTAACAGATAACGGTAGTAGAGTCCCAAACTTTCCACCATATAATATCGTAAAGACAGGAATGTTTACTTACGATATCGAATTAGCATTAGCAGGATATTCTAAATCAGATGTTTCTGTTGATTATGCTGATAGCGTCTTAACCGTAAAATCTTTACATAAGAGAGAGGAACTAAAACCTTTCCATAAAGATGATGACATGGAAGACGGTGAAGACCAACCTGATTTTTTACACAAAGGTATTGCGAAAAGACATTTTAATAGGTCTTTCACAATCGCTGATGATGTAGAAGTGAAAGGTGCCGAACTCAAAGACGGACTTTTAAAGGTCAGTTTAGAGAAGATTGTTCCAGATAGTAAAAAACCTAGAACAATCAAAATTAAGTAAGTCGCTGAATTAGATTCGGACATTACTTAATAACATACACATAGAGAAAACGG